TTTACTCCACCGTCTTTTAGTAAGCTATACGAAAAATCGTAGTAGTTGATCGTGTCCTTACGTTTAGCGAGTTCGTCGTATGTTGTTTTTAAATTGTTTTTAAAGGATTCTAACTTCTCATCTTCAATATTTCTATTTGCAAGTTGATCGGTAATTCTTTGAATTTCCGATTCCAGATCTCTGACCTGTCGTTGACATCCAGAGACCTTAGTATTGTTTTTAGAAATGCCATGCGTTAGGGAAGTAATCTCCTTACTTAAGTGTAAAAATTGACGCTCTCGCTCTTCTTCCTTATTAATCGCTTCTTCCAGTTCCTTATAACCGGATTGCAACTCTTTAGCTTTATTTTGAGCGTCGGTAATTTTATTTATTCTGAAGGTCTCTTCTATATCCTGTCCACAAGTAGGGCAGACCGTATTCTCTGTGAAAAATTTATGTTCCTTAGTAATTGTTGATACTTTATTAGAAATCTTACCTTTTAGATTACCAAGAGTACGAAGTTTTTCAGTAGCACCAACATGAACGTTTAATAGGTTTTCAAAATCATTAAGTTCTTCTGTAAGTTTACTGTTATCGTTCATCAAATTATTTTCTTCATTAAGAAGTTTTTGAATACTAGATTCCTTATCTTTAATATTTTGCTTTCCTCTATTTTCAAGTTCTCCAATGAAGGTTTCTTGCATCTCAACCTTATCCATTAGAGATTCTTTCTTCAAAGTCAATACTTTTACATTATCTTTTTGATCGCGCAATTTCTCTTTAAGAAGACTATTCATTGTGGAGAAAATTTTAATATCAAGAAGATCCTCAATCACTTCTCTGCGATTATTAGTAGACAGTTGCATGAAAGGAACAAAAGCACTACTACCCAAAATAACAATTTGAGTAAATGATTTGTAATTCATTTTGATAACATTTTGCTCCAACCACTTTTGTTGATCTACGGCTGAGGCAAACTGATCCATTACAGAACCATTTCTCCAAATCTCAAATACATTTGGTTTAATCCCACGAACAATTTTCCAATCAGTATTATTAATAGAAAAACAAACCTCTACCTTACAATCCTTTTCGTTTGTAGAGTTTATCAGTTGAGGTTTATTAATTTTACGAAAAGGTTTTCCAAACAAAGAAAAAGTCAAAGCATCTAGAACAGTAGACTTACCAGCACCATTTGTTCCAATGATCAAGTTTGTATGATGTTTAGTAAAATCAACTTCAGTATATTGATTGCCCGTAGAGAGAAAATTCTTCCAACGAACTGTCTCAAATAAAATCATGTTCTTCTTCTTTAGGTGGAATTACAACGTCATGTTTTGTGATAATCGTGTACTTGTAGTCATGTATCTCACAAGTCTTTATCATAACTTTATCTTCAACTTCAATGATGTGCATTTCAGGTGCTCCATCATCCTCCAACATCATAGCATATCTTGTGGCATCATCTTCATCCTCAAAGAGATATAAGATATCCTCTCCATCATCATCTGATACGGAGTATGCACCCTCAGTTTCTTTTCCGTAGATGGTTAGGATATACATTAGATCAACTCACAAGCTTCCTGATAAACTTCTTGCATGATATTTTTAACCAAAGATTTATCAAGAGACACTTCTGCTTCTTCAATATATCTGTTTAAAATAGAAATAGTATCCTCTGATTCAAGAGGATCAAATTCATCATCACCATACCATCCAGCAAAATTAAAATTCTCAGTGACTTTTAGTTCTGCAATTCCTACTGCATAAAGTTTATCAATAAATTTTTCAAACTTTTTGATGTCAGTTTTTTTCCTAACAATAACCTTTACAATCTTGTTCTCATATTCACGGGCATCAAATGTTTGATGATCAGTATCTTCATAGTAGATATTATAGAATAATCTATATGGATTATCTACGTGAAAATGTTCAAGAGTTTCTGTATCAAAGATGGTGAATCCTCTCCGATCACCAACATCTGTCCAGAACATTTCGTATGGATTTCCCAAGTAATAGACCCGTCCATTATCCGATCTAGTGTGGTAGTGACCGCTGTAGACCTTGGAGAACTTTGAATATAATTCGCTCTCATGACCATGGTCCATGACGATTTGTTTATTAACTCTAAATCCGTTGAGCTCAAGGTGCCCCATCGCACACTTGCAAGTTGTCTTTTTAATAAGTTGATGAGTAGTTTTTTCATTCTCCTGATTAATCCATGGAATAAACAGTGTATTCAATCCACCCAGATTGACTTCGGTTGCTTCTGGATAAACTACAACATTATCATATTCGCGAAGAAGTAAATCTACAGCATTAACATCATTTGTATTTTTGTAATATGCCGTATGATTTCCTACAATGGTATGAACTGTAACTCCCATATCTTTTAAACGGTCAAAGTAATGATTCTTTGCCCATGTCAATGCAGAAAAATCAATACCTTTTCTACTATCAAAAGTATCACCCATATCAACAACTACTGAAATACCATTCTCTTCCAAATAAGGGAAGAAGATATCAGTATAAAACTTTAAGAAATAATCGTGAAATAACTTAGAGTTTTTGCGAGCACCAAAGTGTTGATCAGTGATAATTGCAACTTTCATTAATTACGGAGTTTGGAATGCACTGCATCTTTGATGCTATTGTACTCGGAGTAGTTCGATCCGTCAAGGGTATTGTTGTCATCAAATACCTCACTGTAGCCAGACCGTTCGATGATCTTATTCTTAATTTCTAACTGTCTTTTCTCTCGCTGAATACGACGCAGAAAAGCGTAATGAATAATCTGAGTGAAATACGCAAAAGGATTCTGGGATTTCTCTGGGTTAAAGTTATGTATGTACAGTTCTCAATACCATCAGAAATCATATCCTCTTTGAACATATAGTTAACAAAGTTTGGTTTAAAGGATAGATGATTTGCAATCTTTAAGAAACATTCTCCAATGTATCTTGGAATTGGTGGTTTAGTATCCCAATGTTGAGACCTATCTTGTTTCGTAGGTTCTCTACCATATTTTACAAGAAAGGTTCTCTCTACTTCACTACGATAAGCAACTAGAGCAGCAAGCAATTCTTTGTTGTTTACATAATGCTCGGATCTTTTTCTTCTAGTCATACCCGGCTGGATCATAAGTTTATCTCATAATATGTATAGATTATATCATCTTAACGAACAGTTGACAAGGTACTCAAATACCTGTACAATTACCTTTGTGGAGGTTGATAAGAAATATATTAGCTACTTTTAAAGATCTTTTCTAGGATCTCTTTAACATCTCTAACGTTACCTAGGTATCCCATTCTTCTATTAAGTTTAGAATTTTTCTCTGGAGTGCTACCACCTTTATTTGCTTGACGAACATAATCTTGATACATCACAATCATTTCAATATCAGAAGACTCAGACATGGTGAGAACATTATCCATGTTGATAATGAACATATCTTCAGTTGTTGTTTTTAACCAGGGCTCTATACGATATCCCATCGTTCCTGTTTTACCTTTTACCTCAGATACAATAATTGGATTAGATACTAATAACATTGTTCTGTCATCTTCATCAGAAGCAGCAACTTTTGCAAAGATTTCTTCACCTGATTTTAATTTGAGTGTACAGTAAAAATCGTCTTCTATCATACTTTTAGTTGAATAGTGATTATCTCATAGTTAAAATTTTCTTCATTATACGTCTTGATTCTTTCTATGAAATGATTAAGTGTGTAATTACGTCTTGATTTAGTAGAACAATCGTCAGAAATGTCGTACAACGTTGCTTTTACTTTTCCTTTTCCTTTTCTAAGAACTCGTCCAATACTTTGAAGATTGCGGATTCTTGATTTACTTGGAGAGGCAAAGATGACATTATGGAGATTTTTAATATTGATACCTGTAGAAAAAGTTCCATAAGAAGCAACAATGATAGCGTTGTTTTCTCTTTCTGTAATTTCTCTTACTTGCTCTCTTTCTTCTGCATCTACTCCACCATGTACAAAAAATACCTTACGGTCATCACCCTTGTTTTTATTTATCTCATCGTAGAGTATGGCACCGTGTGCTTCGACTCTTGCAAAAAGAAC